CTACCGTGATACTAGCCTTTTCTGTAGAATCGTTTATGTTAGTAGATTCACCATAATGTTCAGCTACTGGTATGTCAACGTAAATACTATATATTATTCTTTTCATAATTTGCCTATGAGGGTAAATCTACTACCCCGCTCATCTTGTATTTCATCTTCAATTAACACTTTTGCATTAGGTGGCAATTGTGCTTTAAATTCTTCTATAGTACTAACACAATTATTATGAGTAGGTATATCAAACATGTCATTAGATTGAAATGCAAAATAAGCTGGTGTAACTCTCTCCCACCAAGGGTTCTTATATAGTTCCCCCCGGCTCTCATTCATTACACCCCATTCTTTCATTGGTGGCATATGTTCACATGACGTGTTAATAAATAATGTACAGTTAGAAAATGTATCCCTGAACTTCTCAAACACATTACCTGTTATATAATCTATTTTATCTCGCCCTTTAAACAAATCATATTTAGCAGTATGAATAACCTTAGGATCTTCATCGATCATCGTTATCTTCTTAACATCATCATATAATGCTGGTACCAATATACTACCAAACCATGAACCGAATATAACTACTTCAGATTCCTCATCCAATATACCTAAGCTATTAACGTGATTAATTAAATTAAGCTTAGACTTGAACTGATTAGGACTAAATGAATCTAAGAGGCCATCATTATTTCGTATCTCTTTCATGATGTTTTGTAGTAGTTCCATATCAATCATTTTCTTACCACATAATCATTAATAACTAATATATCTAAACCCGACTTCTTAAATGTCCTGAGAGCGTGTCTAGGCTCTTCAACAATAGGCTCGTGCTTGTTGAAGCTGGTGTTTAATAACATAGGTACACCAGTTATCTTGTAAAACTCATTAATAAGATCCCAAAACTTACTGTTAAATTCCCTATTAACCGTTTGGATCCTAGCAGTATTATCTATATGAGTTACACCTGGTATCTTATCAGACTTCACTTGTACTATCCTCGACATGAAAGGACTCACTTGATTAGTATCAAAATATTCCGTATAATGCTCTTCCATTACTGAAGGAGCAAAAGGCCTAAAATCTTCTCTGCCCTTTATAGTATGATTGATTATATTCTTAATTTCTGGATTACGGGGGTCTGCAAGTATAGATCTATTTCCAAGTGCACGATTGCCACTCTCTGATTTACCTTGGAACCAACCTACTATTTTACCATCAGCTATTGATTGAGCTATCTCCTTTATATCAAGATGCTCATCACCTTCAAAATCGTATTCCAATCCAGCAAATGTTTCTGATATATGCTTGTTACTATTCAATACATAGTCAGCATGTTGATACACTCCGATAGATTGTCCTTCATCGCCAATAGCCGGTGGTACAAATACATTAGTATAATGCTTTGTAAATGCTTCGTTCATATAGCCATTATAAGATACTCCGCCAGCAATACAAAGATTGTTGCTTGTTTTTAGAGGATAAACAAATTCCTTTATTTTATCCATAGTGAACTGCTGTAATGTATAAGCTAGATCCTCTATCCCATATCTTTCTAAATCAATATGGCTAAACTTCTCTTGTTTCTTCTCTGTTATATCTCCCGCACATATCATATTGAAAACTTCATAATAATAATCACTAAATTTTCCATATGCTACAAGACCCATAAGTTTACCTGCACCTAATGTACCAAATCCTGTTAAATTTGACATATGATTCCATAACCATCCAATTGGTAAATCATCTGATAAGTCAATCAAATTTTGATCTTTATCGAAGAATACACAGCGATACTTTGAACCAATACCATCAATAGCTAGAATATCAGACTCCTCATACCCAGAGTTCATGAATGCATAGGTCGCATGAGATTGATGATGATCTATAAAGTATATACCATCCTGATAATAATTATCAAATAGTTTAGTTGGTTCGTAGTCGAATATTGCATCATGTCCCTTTAATATTGTATTAAGTAATTCTTCTTTTGATTTTCTTATGCCACCAAATGTGTACGTGAATGCTAAGACACCATCGTCAGGTTTTTTGAAATAATCTTCTGTAAACTCATCATTAAGTCTATAATCTGATGGGTTCAATATATCTGACTGGTGGGCATACGCCTCTGCTTTATATGGAAGATTATGTTTGAATCGTGTGTGTCTCTCCCTTTGGTTATGCCATGTACCATCGTAAGTATTGTGGTCGTGGAGGTTTAAGGCAACAGCAGATATTTTATACATTTAATAGACTCACATATTTTCTTAGAGGGAAATGACCTTTAGGGTTCACATATTCGGTACAGTTGACACAATAACTTTCATACTTGAATAGATTAAACGTCATCATCTTATCTATATTTTCCTGAGATATTTCGAAGTTCTTTGATAGGATTGAATTGTTTGCGAACTTCTTAGAGCAATGAACTATATGTTTCTTCTCAAAATCTATTACAGGAACCATAGGAAATGCTGAACACATCTTTCTATCTATCTCAGCGGCTTGGTGAATAACATTAAAGCCCGGTGATCTACCATTGAACTGTTTCCATAGTGTATTCTTATGAGACAACTTCTTCATCTCAGCTGGATATAGATGTTTAAATTCTTCAAAGTTGGGGGTCTTGATCACGAGGTTGTAGTTATTGAATTCATTCTCATCATGAAATTCATATGACTTGGGGCCCAGTTTAGTAATCTCATGTTCATAGAAGTCTAGCACCATGTGCTCTACATATATGATCTCAGGGTCCTTTAGTACATCTGGGTATCTTCTTCGTACTGTAGAGTTGGATAATACTTCACATGCATGGTTAGGATTACTTTTAACTTCAGCAATCACTTCATATAGGTTTTTGATTAAGCCAGGTTCACCGCCAAGTAAGTTAATGCGGCATTTATAATCCTTTAGATAATATAATGTACTTCTTAAGAAATCCATATCGACAGTTAGGTTACGCTGCTCTAATGTATAACTTGTACAGTAGTGACAATCCTTATTGCAAGACATTGTCAGAAAGAAATCTATAGCAAAATAATTAGTCTGTATGTTTTCTAGTGTTCTCATATTTTTCAATCATATCAAAAAAGAATTTATTAAAAGCTATTAATAACTTTTCTCTTGGGTTGTCATTAAAGGATTTAAAAGAAATCTCATCTGTATATTCGGGCATGAGGTATATCTTCTCTACTATGTAGTCGTATATATCTTCTGTAGGTTCAATTGAATTTTTATCGAGAGTGACGACGCCTATTATCTTTCTCATATTCTTACATAGGGCCCTCAATTTTATATCATCCAATTCAATCATATTGCTACTAGCATCAATGATAATGATTCTATCGTTTATTATTTCTATCATATTAATATCATAATCGTGTTGGTTACATTATTTATTTCATCATCTGTTAGATAAGGGTTCATTGGTAATGATAATATCGTATCTGATATTTGCTTAGAGTTAACACAATCATCCTTACGGTGTTGTATATACTTATACATTTCATTTTCAGCCAAAGGAGTGCCATAGTGTACAGAAGCATTCAATTGCTTCTTAACCATGTCTCTGGTTTCTTTATCTTCAAAGCGTACAACATACTTATGGTAGTTATGATTAAGATCAGAAGAAGGCTCTTGTATTGTTACAGGTAGATCTCTCAAGGCTTCATCATACTTCTTTGCAATAGCTTGACGTTTGGTCTGCCATACATCAATCTTCTTCAATCTAAAGTCGATGAACATAGCATTAGCTAGAAGCATCTTGGAGTTGTATCCTAGTACTTCATGCTCACCATGCTTCCTTAACTTCCTGAATAGATCTGCCTTTTCTTTATCATCTGTTAGGATCATGCCACCACCAGCAATACCAGCAACTACCTTGTTAGCGTTGAAGCTCAAGGTACTAACATCACCTATAGTTCCTGCATTGGTTCCACCAAGACTAGAACCTAAGGCCTGACATGCATCCTCTATGAATGCTATATTCTTTTCTTTACAGAATTCAAGGATCTCAGCAACATCATTCATGCTTCCAAATAAGAATGGGTATACGATCGCTTTAGTTTTCTCTGTACACATCCTTTTAATACTATCTAATGAGATATGGTATGTGTCTAAATCGACGTCGCAGAAGACTGGAGTGGCTCCAACCATAGATATACATGATGATGACGATATCCACGAGAAGTTAGTAGCTAGTACTTCATCACCAGGTTTAATACCTAATCCTAATAAAGCGAAGTGTAAAGCATCTGTTCCACTTCCACATGCAACAGCATACTTACGGCCTACTAATTTAACAACACTCTTCTCAAGGAACTCGATGTTACGTTCCTGCTCTTGTTGCATTATTCTATCAAAGAGATCTAAATACTCTTCTTTATTCTCTAAATATTCTCTATCCCAACCTGTCATCATTATTCCTCAATTCTAAATGATTAGCATCATACACCATATCTACTTTACTTATCAAGTTGTGTTTTTTGATATATCGATAGAATCTTACTGCTGCTTTTTGATTCTTCTCTGCGCCGTTAATGCCACCATCTTGATAATCAGCACACATTGATAAACATACTTGTACATTAAAATCTAAGTCAGTCCATTTTTTTACAGATAATTCAGAATTATATAATATACATCCTGCTGTATTAGTTCCGGCTATAATAACATTTGTATTTGATGGATTGTGAATCGGACGTTTACTTAAAGCGCATTTACGTTTACTTAAAAGATATTCTAAAGAATCATCTTCATAATCAATCCAAACGAGACGGCCTTCGTTTTTACTAATATCTTTAATAGCATTCATTCTTTCATCTTGAATCTTAGTATTACAAAATATTACTGTATTCGAAACACCCGATAGTATGGTTAATAAATGCAACAATTGCGCATAACGAATATCATTTGCAGTCTTATCCATTAGAGCGGGGTAACCGTAAAAATGATGCAATACAATTATATTATAATACATTTATATCCAACCTGTCATATAAGTACTCTGCTATTTTCACTTGTCCTGCTGCATTAGGATGATTATCTAGATATGATATAATCCAAGGTTCTTCATCCTCATAATCCTCTCCAAATACATCACGATTTAATGGGTTTCCACCAAGTTCTTTGGCTAGAGGCCATCCTAAAAATTTAGATGTGTCTATAATTTTATCATATGATAAAATCAGTTTTAATATAGCAGCTTCGTCTTTTTCACGATCACCTTTATACATATTTAAATGCTGGCCAGCTATATCAATACCACTTGGTGGTTTATTACCAAACTTACCACCTATATAATCTTTGTATAAATCTATCATTTGGGTGTGAGCATACGGTATGTTATATCTCTCACACATCATCTCAAATGCAGAGAAATATCTTAAACTCTTACTTGCCCAATATACTAGATCACCTTTCGAGTCTACTCGCTGATCGTGCCAATTGCTATTTGTATATGAGTCTATATTATCATCAGGATTAATATAATACCCACCCATTTGATAATCACGTCTTTGACATTGTGACCATGCTGCAATGACTAACCCTATCTCAGATTTGTCTGGCATGCTTAAAATCTGATCTTGCAGTGACGAGTATATAAACTCTTGGCCTTTACCACATATCGCTAAATTAATTAATTTCATCCCCAATTTTTCTGCTAAGATCTCTGGCCACTTTGGCCACGAACAATCTAAATCTGGGTGATGTGGCGTCGAAAAGTTATCATCGGTGAAACTGTCACCACTTACTATTAAATATTTCATACAAATCCCTTTGGGTCTTTTCCGGCACCGTCTGATTTTACGTTGGTGTTTTTAACACAAAATGTTTTACAATTTCGTGGTGCGTTGTCAGGATCATTAAATAATCCTGTATAGAAATCTTGCCAAACGTCAGATAGAAAAACATTTCTAATATCTTCTGGTGTTTTAAGGTTATCTATATGAAATCTATCTTGGTAAAATCCCCGTTTGGTTAACGATTCCACCCACTGATCCTTTTCACAACATGGAATAAAATACCCCATACTATTAAACATGATTGGTTTTCTTAACTTGTTATTTAAACAATCTGGATCTATTTCTATTTTTCTCTTTGTTGGAGTAACATCTTTGACTATTATATTTGTATCATTGCTATCTAACTTTATTCTTGGTTGAGCGCTATGTATCTCATCTGGCTTATAAGCTGACATATCAACACCTGTACCAGTTCCCCCAAACTCAGTTGTACTATCATCTATCCATCTTGTGGAATGCATTTCCATGAATTTTATATCATATTGAGCAGCCATGAGATTAGCTTCTCTAATGTCATTTTGATTGTATTTAAATACTATATATTGCCAAGCAATGTTAGCGCCAAGCGATTTCCCGAGCTGCATCATCTCCCAAACTTGTTCACCATTCTGTTTAATTCTATACTTATGGGAATCCTCTGGTAGGCCATCTAGAGCAAATATCCAGCTCCATCTCTTTTCACCTTCACATAGTTTAAACACTTTAGTCCACCAGGTCTTCGATTTACCACTACCGTTAGTATGAAAGGTTATCTTTTTACCTTTACCTTTCATATATTCTAATGTTTTTATAAAATCCGGATGATATATGGGGTCAGATAAATTACCACAAAAATCATAATTATTAAATGTATCAAGTAACACCTTATATGAATCGAAACGTATGTTGTATCTATCAGGCCAGCCTTGTGATACTGATTTCATATCATGGCGCATCATGCAACCACCACACTGCAGTCTACACGCAATGCCAGCCTCGAAGTTGAGGCTGGTATGGCTATTTAGTATCCAATCTATATCTATTACATCCACAATTTATCTCCGCGGTTTCCTTACTGGTTTAACGTACAATGGATATAGTTCATCACCAAATGCCCAGTTCCGTTCATAACACCAAAAACAAGTGCCACATGTCCTTGTAAAATTATCTGTCCATCTAGCCGTAGCAACACAAGAGCGTGTGAGTGGATAAATCTCATTAAGCATAAATTCACTCTGCTTGAATATATCAGCAATAAATCTCTTATCTACATTGATGAACGGTTGGCATATAGTAAAGCGCATGGTGGGCCAATTTGCTTCATGGTTACGTCTAGGTTCTGCTGTATGTTCGAACCCATGCTTCTCCATTTCTTCGATTGATGGATTGCTTGACATGCCATCTAGGCGTAAAGGATAGTCATATTCAAGCATCAGGTCTTCGGTGATTTTATCAATCTGTATTACCTTAGACATTCCAATAGTAGTCATGTCCTTATATCTTTCCATGTTAGCTATAGCCCAATCAGCATCTACCCATGACTTTGGATCTCTATCATTAAATTCAAATACTCTTATATCTCTTAAATTTGCATTAGGTAATTCCTTTTGCATCTTCTCGACTATCTGTATAGCAGCGTCAGCATCCTTAGGTGCGTTAACATCTCTACATGTATATGGTATCCAATCTATTTGAGGAAAATGCTTACAGCAAAGATACAATACTGAAGCTGAATCACATCCACCTGATATTGATAATACTACTCGTTGAGGTAAACCTTCATCAGAAAGTTTAACTCCGTACGTTTTACCTTCCCATGATGTTGGGTATATGGTTAAATCACTTTTAATAGTATCCAAATTGAAAAAATCAAGTTCTATATTATCGTACGTTATTTTCATTATGTGTTCCTAGTATCACGCCACGTTTGAAGTTCTGTAGTGACGTTAAAGTATTCTTCGTTTTTAATTTTCTTTACAGTGTTCTTTGCACTAGGCTTAGGAAAATTCTCATACAATTCTTTCATGTTGTCTTTGATGTTTCTTGCCTTAGGATCAAAACCTCTATTAGTTTTAATTAGCAGTAAAGTAAAGCCTTCATCTATTGCCATCTGCTTTGCAATTTCAATCTCGTGCTCATTGTAACCAAAAATAATGAATTGCCATACGATTGCAACTCCCATCGACTTACCTAGGCGCATAGTCTCCCATACTTCTTTGAAGTTAGAGCCGATACGATATAACTCACTCTTCTCGTCTATACCATCTACACCAAAGTACCATGCGTTCTCATTCATACCATAAGTAAACGCCTCTTCCCACCACTCACGTGTATGAGTCTTCTTTATAGATTGGCCGCAAGTGGCTATACGAACACCTCTTCCTGATCCATCTAGTTCTTTTAAGAATGATAAGAAGTTCGGGTTATAAATTGGATCTGATATCTGTCCACAGAAGGTAATGCAATGCTGATAGTAGTCTATGATCTTTTTAAAGTCTTTCGTCTCAAGATCGTATGCTCGCTTTATTCTAGGAGCACCTTCCTTCTTCTGTCTTAGACATTGTGGGCATTTTAAAATGCATCGATGGGATGAATCTATGTTAGGCGATCCCCATACCTCATTATGTGCATACCAATCTGATACTCTTTGACCGTCTTCAAGTTTAGTGAATCTCATATTACATTCTTCTGGTATAAGTTATTATCTTTCTTGAGGTTGCCACATTTATATTGACAATGCTTCATAGCTCGTTCAGGATTGTTAAGCAATGTATCAAAGAAGTGATCCCATTCATCTGATGTGTATATATCATTTAATGAATCGACGTTCCTAACTCTAAGATGGTCGTCCTTCATTCCAAAGTATTCAACACCATAATCATTCTTCGGATCATCTAACCAACAACAAGGAAGCATGAAGCCATCTGAGGTATATGCAGCTGGCTTATGGTATGCCTTAGGTTCAAACGTAAGACATCTTGGTTTAATTTCAACTTTAAAATCATCAATGAGTGGTATCTTCTCTTGATCTTCTTTCTGTTTATTCATTGCTGCTTCCGATGAGCTCATAATCAATTATCTCTTTTGGTACATGATATTTTTCTAGTTCAGGGAACACTTCAAATAAGTTCATTTCCCATTGAGTTCCTTCATACGATTTATCCATGTCTAAGCAATATTTATAAAGCTCTTGCATATTGAAATCTAGATCAGGTGGTAGCCTAAGTATATCAGCAATTTCTTTCATATGTGGAATATTCTCATATATAGGAATCAACCTGTCTTTTATTTCTTGAGGCAAGTTACTAGCTTTCATATGGCTTGGTCTATCTATAGGCCACCAATTACAATCATAGTCAAATTCATCTACCATTTTATATAAGTTTAATACGCTAAAAAATGTAACTGTAGAATTTAGATCAACTGATACATTTGGGAATTTATTGAAGGTTTCTATATTATCTTTAATTGTTTGAT